ACGCCGTCCACGGTCAGGGCGCCGTTGGCGGTCGCGGTCAGGGTGGCGCCGATCCCGGAGGACCCGTTCGCGTAGGTGTTCGAGGGAAGCGCCGCGGTGGTGGCTACCTGGACCGACGGCTTGACCGTGAGGCCCTGCGAGAGGGCGTCGGCGTAGGCTTTGGTGACTGCGTCGCTGGGGTTGACCGGGGTCGGGACGATGACCTCGCCGGTGTAGGTGTTGACCCCGCTCCAGTTGTTGTTGTAGGCGAGGGCCGCGTATCCGGGCGCGACCGCCGAGACGCTGGTGGAACTCGTGCTGCCGGTGAGGGTAGGCAGCGGGATGAGCGTGCTGAGATCAACTGTCGTGCCGAGGGTGTGGGGGACGTAGATCGTGTACGTGCGCGCGGTGCGCACGTTCTCCGCGACGGTGTAACTCCATCCGGCCGGTGCGAGCGTCGAATTGTCGGTGGCGATCAGGGTCACGCTGAAGTGGCCGTTGGAATCGAGCACGGCGGTGACCGGCGTCGAGTACATGATCGCGGTGTTGATGTCGACGAGCTCGGGCGGCGGCGCGAAGGAGATGCTGCCGGAGAGCGGATTGCCCTGGGAGTCGAGGAAAGTTCCTGTGACCTGGATGGTGGTGAGGTTTCCGGGCAGCGGCATATCAGACCCCCGTCGAGGGAGCGAGGGAGGAGATGTCCACCGTCGTGCCGAGGGTGTGCGGCAGGTTGATGTTGTACGACCTGGTGCCGTGGACCTGCTCCGTCACGGTGTAGTTCCACCCGGCCGGACCCAGCGTCGTGTTGTCCGTGCACGGAAGGACGACGCTGAAGTGGCCGTTCGCGTCCAGCGTCGCCACGATCGGCACCGCGTCGAGCATCGTGGATGCGCCCGGGTCCATCAGCTCGGACGAGGTGGGCGTGAACGCCACGGTGCCCGAGGCCGCGTTGCCCTGGAAGTCCGTGTAGGTGCCTGTGACGGTGATGGTGACGACGTTCGCGGGAAGCGCCATGACAGCCCCCATGTTCGGTAGTTGAGATCTATCAACCACCGTAGATAGGAGGCCCGGGTTCCTGTTAGGGCCGGTCGATCCGGACGTTAACACCCTGCCGTTCCGGCTCGAAGACTGGACGCATGAGCGTATTCGGCACCAGTCAGCAGGCCATCCTGAAGCAGACGCCGGTCTTCGGCAAAACCTGGTACCAGTGCGACGTCGAGAAGATGATCGACGGGATCTTCAAGACGTACGAGGCGATGGTCACCGAGACCGCGAGGTATCCCTGCGCCCTCCATCTGCACCCGACCGACTTCACGCACCTGCGCATGGACCCGCGACTGACGACCACCGTCACGGGAGACGGCGAGATCGCCTACTTCCTCTCGATGCGCCTGTTCCAGACGCCCACGCAGTCGAAGGGCGCCGCGCAGTTGACGATATGCCCAGGCTGCCTGTGGCCTCTCGGCACCTGCGCGAACAAGGACTGGAAGTCATGAACGCGCCCATTGATGGCGTGCCCATCGTCGAGACCGCGGAGGGCTCGTGGCTAGTGCCTCGGATCAACCTAGCGGATTTCATCGACCCCGCCGTGACGTTGCCGCGGCCGGAGCTCATGCTCTATGCCTACGTGGGGATGCTCGTGCGTCCGCCCATGCCGATCGGCAGCCTCATCCAGGTCAACTGATCAGGGAAGCAAGAACGCCCCTCTATAGGCGCCTGGCGCCAAGCAAGAGGGGCGGTTCCCTGCTCTACCAGCTGAGCTACAGGTGACTTCAGGTTCACCTGGCAGGACTCGAACCTGCGACCGTTGCGGTGACCGGATTTGAACCACTACCGAGCGCCTTAACAGGACGCTGCTCTGCCGATTGAGCTACAAGCCAATGGCTCAGCCCCGGCCAGGTGCCGTTCCCATAGGGGCGGGCGTTCCCAGCCGAGGCGGAGTAGCGGGGACAGGATTTCAACCTGCGACCTACGGGTTATGGGCCCGCCGAGCTACCGAGCTGCTCCACCCCGCCGAATCCAGCCTACCCACGGCTATGGATATTAACCATCTGCGTCAGCGTTCTTCGGTCTCGCTGACAACCTCGGCATCCATGATCTGACTGACGATCGGGTCCGCGGGCACCGGCGGCTCGATCGCCTTCGGAGCCGGGTCCCGGGCGAAGAAATTGCTGATGATCCCGGCGGGTAACGTCGGCGTTCCTGGCGCGGTGCCGGAGACGTGAACCGAGAACCCCTTCTGACGGCGCCTGTGGTGGCTGTTGCGCAGTCTGTCGTACTGGTCGATCATCCCCGAGACGACCCCGTCCGGATACCCGCCCTCGATCTCCTCGAAGTACATCGCGCGCAGCAGCCTGCGTAGCGCGATCTCTTCGAGCAGCTGCTCTGAGGCCTCGATCTCCTCAAGCGAACGAAGGCTGACCGGGCTCTCGAACAGACAGCTCGCGCCAGCCTCGAACCCCGGGCACTTGCCCTTGACATAACAGCTATTGCACGCGAGCGCTCCGCTCTCCACGATCCGGAGCAGCGGCGGGGACTTCTTGCCTTCCTCCTGCTCATCGGCCTCCTTGGTCTCCAGCGACAACCCTGGTAGGGGCTGACGGGCGCGCCGACGAGGCGCCTGGGGCGTCGACTCGTGCCCCATTTCGGAGGTGTCGTTATCAGGTTCGTGCATGACCGGATCCCCGTTTCGCTGGGATGGGGTGACAGGTGCTTTAGCAACTAATTCGTCGACGAGGCGTTGCCAGGAACGCAGCGACAGGGACAGCAACTCCTCGCGGTCGCCTTCCTGCACCTTCTGCGCGTCGAGTCCGAGGGCGATGATCTGCGTTCGGTATCGGCGCCTGACCTCGTCTTGGTACTGCTTGTGGTAGCGGTGCAGCTCGCCGCCCGCATAGATGACGGTCTCACCGTGCTGCGACGGGGAGAGCCACGAGGTGCCGGTGACTGCGAAGAACGGGATCGCGGCCATCCTGTCGGGCTTGAGCATGGCCAGGCCGGTGATCTCGGCGTCGTGGCTGATCGCCTTGAGCTCGTTCGTCAGGTCCCTGCCGTCGGCTTCGAGGTCGGCGACCGCGACAGCGCCGTAGCGGGAGGCGAGCAGACGCAATTCGAACGCGCCGTCCTCTTTGTGCCAGACGGGTATGAAGCGCTCGCCGACGAGCTCGGCCAGACGCTCGCGATGGCTGCGCCTGGCCGCGGGGCCCAGGACGAGGGCGTCGAACTCCAGGACGCGTTCAACCATGGCGGCGGCCTGACCTGTCGTGGCGTTGCGCTGGACGAAGTGCTCGTAGCTGGCCATCAGGCTCGGGACGTCGTGGTTCTGGGGTGCGGCGTTGACGGTGTGTCCGCCGGAGTCCAGCAGGAGCGTGAGCGGTTCCTTGATCTTCTCCTGGATGTTCCACGGCTGGATCATCTTGGTGCGACGGCGCAGGCCCATGTACGACAGGGCGGCGCGTTCGATTCCGTTGGCGGCCAGCACCTTGCGATGCGCCGGGATCTCGGCGCCCGAGTAGTAGATCCGCATCGCTCACTCGTCCTTGAGCGGCGCGACGGAGGCGGCTGCCATGCGCTCGGCCTGCAGCTCCTCCATCAGGGAGCGCCAGGCCTTGGGCGCGTTGTCCTTGTCGGGGCGCCAGGCGGGCCGGGCGAACTTGGGCGCGAAGTGCACCATGGTCTCGAAGCCCAGGGTGAAAGCCTCGGTGGCCTGCTCGGGGTTGGCTGCGATCACGAGGTCGATCCGGCCGCGGGTGCGCAGCTGGGTAAGCGTTCGGTGGATCACGTCGTGCTCAGCGTCGAGCGGGTCGATCGCGGCCAGATGTGCGTGACCGCGCATGCCCTCGGCTTTGAGCCAGAGGGTGTCGGCCTCGACGTCATTGCCGACGAGCAGCAGCCGGTGGGTGTCTATGAAGGTGCGGTACAGGGCGCAGCCGGTCGGAAGCGGCTGGCCGTGATCGCCGCGAAGGACCCCGTCCATGAACACGACGATGTTCACGGCTGCCTCGCCTGCAGCGCGCGCTGGGTCAGGAAGTCGGCCGCGTTCTCGACGTCCAGCTCCCGTGGCATGAGCATCATCGACTTGAGGTTGTCGATGACGCCGCTCGCCTTGGCTGCCTGCCAGCGGAAGTTGGCCTGGTCGGCGTAGCCCGTCCCCTGCGGGGAGAACGCTTCGGAGCGCGCGCCGTGGATCTCGTCGAACAGCTCACGGGAGAGGACGGAGACGTTGTCGAGCACGGTCCGCGCGGTCACCCACTCCGGCGAGTTGACGGGGTGGGTGTGCAGCTGGTGGGTGAACTCGTTGTGCCGAGCCACGAGCGCGTCGGTTCTGTCGCGGTCGGCCTGGACCGCGGCGTAGTCGTCGGCGGTCTGCGGGTGCTGAGGATGCGGTTCCGGGCGTACCAGCCAGCGGTCTTCGCTGAGGTTGTACGCGGCGTAGGGCTGGATTGAAGCGATCGGCTGCGGGTTGACGTAGAAGGTCGCCTCGTAGACGCCGCGCCCGATGTGCAGCTCGGCCGTCTTCGGCCAGAGGTTGGACTTGAGGTCCGCGTCCATCACCCCTGCGACCATGGCCGGTGGCAGGTGTGAGACGTCGGTGTTCTGGTGGGCGTAGAACAAGGGCCAGTCGATGTCGATCAGGACGTCGAGGTCGCCCGGCTCGCCGTCCTCGGATCGATCGGCGTTCCACTGGAAGCTCGCGCCGGACCCGGCGAGGTACACCGTCGACCAGGCCTGCGGCTCTGACCACCTTGTGCGCCAGTACGAGTAGAGGGTGCTCAGGAGCAGGACGCGGACCTGCCGGTTCACACGGTCGCCGCCGAACAGATTCGGATCCAGGTGCGAGGACGGGGCGCTGAAGTAGCCCGATGCCCCCGGCTCGGATACGACGGGGCGTGTGGCCAGCAGGTCCGCGATCGAGTCCATCAGATCGCGCCCGCCTTGCGCAGCTCCTCCATGACGCGCTGGTTCTCCGAGGCGTTCATCATGGCCTGGGCCTGCTGGTTCATGCTCATCATCAGCACCTGCGCCGTCTTGGAGGCGTGCAGGTCGCTGACGATGACGTTGGACGCGTTGAAGATCTCCTCGACGCTGGCCGGGGAGTGGTCGTAGTCGTCCAGCTTCGAGATGTCCTGCAGCGCAAGCGCGGCGCCGCCGGGCATGACGACGACGCCGAAGGCATGCACCTTGGGCTTGGCCGGGCGCTCACCGCTGGCCTTGGCCGCCAGAGCCTCACGCTCGGCCGTGGACAGCTGGGTGAACTGCTCGCGGAGGTCCGCGGCACCCTGCGTGTTGACCATTTCATACTCCTTACTTGTATTGCCCGGCCTTCCAGCGGCGGGCTTCCATGACGAGCGAGTGCACGGGGCAGAACTCGCACAGGTAACGGGGGTTGGCTTCGGGGGTGTACTTACCGAGACCGGCTTCCTTGCGCTCGGCCTTGGTGTCCGGGGTGATGAGCTTCTTCCGGTCCTTGTACTCGTTGCAGTCCGGGTTGCGGTGGTGCGTCGAGAAGCACCGCAGCGCGTCGTACTGCAGGTTGTCGCGCAGTGCATAGAAGTCGGTGTCCAGGCCGGTGTGCCCGGTCTCCTCCTGGATCCGCTTGATGACCTCCTCGCGCGTGGAGGGCGAGTCCCAGTGCTTGGACTCGATCCTGAACATGCGGCCGAAGTGCTCGCTTCCGTCCGGGAAGTGATGACCATCCAGGAGGCGGATCAGGAGGGTGTCGCTCTCGGGCGCACCCTCGTAGTCCGGCAGCGCCTCGATGGATCTGCAGTCGTTGCAGACCAGGACACGTGTGATGTCGTCAGCCACGGGTGTTCTCCGATCGTGGTCAGTTGAAGAGGGCGCCCCAGGTGTGGACGCCGACGATGCCGTCGACCTGCAGCTTGTGGACCTTCTGGAAGGACTCGACCGCGGCGCGGGTGTCCTTGCCGAAGTTGCCGTCCACGCCGCTGGAGCCGATGTCGTAGCCGCGGTTGAGCAGCTGCTGCTGGACGCGGCGGACGAGCGCGCCAGTCGATCCGTACTTCAGCTCGGTGCCCGGATAGGTGGTGCCGGTCTGACCGGCGAGCAGCGAGCCCCAGGTGTCCTTGCCCACTTGGCCGTCCACATGCAGGGAGTGGGCGAACTGGTAGGCGCGCACCGCGCGGTCGGTCTCGGGACCGAAGTCGCCGTCGACCCCGAGGCCGTAGCCGTGCTTGTTGAGCAGCCGCTGCAGCGTGATGACCGCGTCGCCGCGAGAGCCCTGCTGGATCTGCGCGTACGGGTTCGACGGCGGGGGCGGCGTGGGAGTTCCGGCCGGGACCGGCTCGTCCAGGAACTCAGCCAGCTGCGCGATGGTGCCCTTGAAGGCGTTGTAGTCCACCAGCTGGCCGCCCTCGGCGGCGCGGTCGGTGAACTGCCAGATCAGCGGCGGCTCGTCGGTGAGCGTGTAGGGAACCCAGCCCTCACCGTTGTCGCCTCCGTCGGCCTCGTACTGGTTCGGGCCGGTGCCGGAGGCGCCCGGGTAGGCGCTGGAGACCAGGCGCACACCGCGCGAGTACAGGGAGCTCAGGCTCGGGGAGCCGAGCTGCGACCAGTACCAGCGTGGCAGATACGACAGCTTGAGCCGCAGATCCAGGGCGATGCACGCGTCGATGAACTGGACGAGGAACGGGAGCGTCGGCTGGCTGCCGTTGGTCGGCTCGAAGTCGGCCATGCCGGGCAGCGACGGGTCGACGTTCGCCTTGATGTGCGCGGCCTGCGCGGCGGGGGAGGCGTCGGTGGTCAGGAAGTGGTACCAGATCGGCAGCTTGTTCAGCGCCTTGGCCTGCGCGATCCAGCCCTTGAAGAACGGGTCGACGTACCCCGAGCCCTGCGTCGCCTTGACGATGACGAACTCAGCATCCGTGAGCGTCGAAAGATCCAGGCCCTCCTCGTAGGAGGCCAGGTCCGGGCCGAGAATCGTCATTGCCACCACCGCCTGTGCGAGCCGAAGTCCATACCTTCATGCTCGTGTGGCCGCGAGATGGTGTGTTAGTGCACAGGAACGAAGCGACCCCGGCCGAAACCGGGGTCGTCGTGCAGGGAAGGCGCAGGCCTTGGTCAGCCCTCGTATCCGGCGGGACGCACGATTTCGCCGTTGGCCGCGGCGTCCAGGAAGCAGTCGGCCTCGTGCTTGTCGAGGGTCACGATCTTGCCCTCAGGGTCCGTGTCGTTGGTCAGCTGCATTCCGCCGTTCGGCAGGAAGCGCCAGTTGACACAGCCGTTACCTCCGTTGCCGCTCATCTTCGGCTTGGTCCACGGGGACGGGCTCTTGATGCTCTCAGTGTTCCCAGTCATGATTCCAGTTCCTTGATCTTGCGGACGATGAGGTCCATCGTCTGCTCAGGTGTCCGCGCGTATGCGCTGTTGTGTTCGAAAAACGAGCGGATGCTCTCGACCTGGAGCTGATTCTCGACGATGAGCACCCCGCATGCGGACTCGACGATTGTAATCGCCGCGCCGCCCAGGGCGCCGAACTCGAACAACTCAAGCTGCTCGAAGACGATTGGTGCGGTGCTCTCGATCGTCCGGACTGTCACGTTCGGCAGCGAGGCCATGCGCTGCAAGTGCCGCAGCTGCTCAAGTAGAGTCTGCGGCTGTCCGAAGTCCTTGTCCAGGACCGCATCCTCCATGACCACGTCGAGGATCAACGGCCTGTCTGGCTCAACGAGTCGTCTCTGACGCCCGAGCCTGGCGCGGATGTGTGCCTTCTTCCGCACAGGGTCCAGCGGGCTGCCAGACGAGTCGAACAGCGCGCGCATGTACCTCTCGGTCTGCAGCAGACCGTGTACCACGGACGGGCGAAGCGCGAGGATGCGAACAGCGTCGTTCTCCAAACCGATCTGCCTGTAGTACTGCGAGTCGAAGTAGTCCTCGAACTCCTTCCACCACTGGTCGGTGCGACTCGACCGCGCCATCTCGCTCAGTCGCGCGGTCTCCGGTCCATCGGCCTCGTAGTAGGCGCACAGCATCAGTACATCGTCGTTCGTGATCTGGACCTGCGCCAGTTCCTTGCGACCAACGGTGCGCTGGTCCCATCCGATGGCCTTGGCGACATCCTGCTGACTGTAGCCCCGCAGCGTGCGCAGGTTCCTGAGCTGGCGGCCCAATTCCTGCTGTGCGCGGCTGGCCTCGTAAGCCACGTGGCACCTCCTTCGAACCGCCAGTCTGCCATGAGCGGACGAGAAGCGAAGTGCAAATAGTAGGTAAAGCCACCTGGCGGATGCTTGCCTACAGGCGTGCCTATAGGCAAGCTAGTCTTCAGTGACGCACCGTCAGGGCGCCGCAGCAATCTGAGTACCAATGCTAGTACCGAGCGCGCATTTGCAAACTTTCGCGCGTCTGGCTGTTACATCTTCGAGACGGCTACACCGAGCTTCAGGACACGCCATGATGCAGCTCACGCCAAGCGGCGTACCGAACGCGGGTCTCCCGCAGCGGCGCCGTCCTACACCGCATCGCCTGACGGCAGAGTACGACGACCGCCCGGCCGTCGTGGAAGATATCGGGCACGCCGTGCGATCTCTCGCGATCGATTGGGGAATTCCGCATCTCGCCCTGGTCGCCGAGCGGCTGACGTCCACCCAGGTGTCGTGGTTGATGGACCACTTTCACCCGGACGGCGCGCGCATCCTGCTCGACGTGGAGTACGACGGGGCGACCCGCATGCTCCAAGTCGTGGTCGGCGACAACGGTGGATACGTGCCGTTCGGCTATGAGTACGACAGCTGGTACCACTCCCTGCACCCCGCCTGCGAGGTTCGAGCAGCCCAGTGCAGCGGGACGAACCGACGCCTCTACTTCGTGCTGAAGGTCCCGGACGACGGCGGGGCTGCTCAGTGAATGGTGTGTCAGACGCTGTCGCGGTCGCCATCGCCGTGGCGTATTCGGAACTGTCCCAGCCACGCCGCACGGTCTACCCCCGGCGCGAGCCCGGCCGTGCGGGCGTCGGCCTGTGGGAGCCGGGCGCCCTCGGGCATCCCGACGACATTGTCGACGGCGTACCAAGGGTGCGCCGAGTCGACCCGGAGCTCGGGGCGCGGCTCATACACGGAATCAGTCGGATCGGCGGCCCATCCGACCAACCACAGACCCCACTCCCGTCGGGTACTCACCTACGCGGCGGGAGTGGGCACCACGTCCCGGTACGACAAGAGGGCCGGGACCGGCGGCCGGATTCGATCGGCGTACTCCGGCCGCCAGCCCTTCCCGCATCTGGCGGGGCGCCTGGCGGGAAGGGCACTTTATCTCCCGGCCCCTCCGCACAAGGGGCCGGGTACCTCTTCGAGTGAAAGGACGACGAGTGGTCGCGCAAGTGCTCACACGCGAGCAGGTCTGCCTGGCGCGCGAGCGTGCCGCGTGCGGCCACTCGACTCGGCGCATCGCCCGCGAGTTGGAGAAGAACGAGCGCACGCTGCGGTACGCCATACGCGGCGCGACCTACAAGTCGATCACTGATCCGCCGCCGGTGTCCGACACTCAGCAGAGCGCGGCGTTGGTGCTGGCTCGCTACCCGGAGGTCGCGGACTACTTCTACGAAGGACGCTCCAGCTGGGAAATCGCGAAGCTCACGGGAGTCGCGCCCAGCACGGTCCGCAACCTTTGCCAGCGCCTTGAGGCCAACATGCCCCCGGTGGCCACTACCACCGGGTAACGGCAGCCGAGTCCCACCCCGGCTGCCACGATGCCCTCCTTGCGGTTACCCCCACCCGTGAGGAGGGCATCGTCCTTTTCAGCCCCAGGGATCGGCCTTCGGCGTCGAGCGGTACGCCTGGGTGCGCACGGGAGCACAGAAGCCCGGAAGCTCCTTCTCCTCCTGCTCGTGGATGCCGAAGTAGATATCGTGCAGGTCTTCCCGGTTGTCGTAGGTCGCTGTCTCGGGGAAGCCCCCGCGACCCTGCACGACCTTCTTGTACCGGCCGTCCGATGCTCCGCTGCGCAGCTCCGCGTTCATCGAGCGCATGGGTGCGTGGGCCATCTCAGGCTCCCTTCGTGAAATCGGTCTTCGGCGGCGCGGCCGTGCGCGGCATCGCCGTGCGGGCGGTGTCCGCGCTCTTGCGGAACTTGGGGTTCAGCTGGTGCTTGCCGCCGCCGTATGCGCCGACCTTCACCTTCGCGGTGCCGGTCTGCGCGCCGCTGATGTTGTCGCCGCGCCCGCTCAGACGCCCGTCGGTGGTCTTGTGGCCGCCGAGCGGGATCTTCTTGCCACCGAGTGCGTCACCCATCTCAGACCACCCCCAGCGCCGGGTAGGTGGTCGATTGGATACCGGCCTGGGTGCCGGACCAGTCGACGCGCGGGATGGGCCAGACGCGGTCTGCGCCGATGACGTCCTCGATCGTCGGCTGCTTGCAGTCACCGTATCCGAACCGGTTCGGGTGCTTGCCGATGTTCGCGATCGGCGGCCGGATCGCCTCGATCTGAGCTGTGGACATCCGGCTCATTCCGGCCAGTCGCTCGGAGACCTGGCCCTCCTGCATGGACTGCCAGGGCTTGGCCTGGTCGTAGACGCTGTTCGCATCCTGCATCGTGGCCTCCTCAGTCAGCGTTCGTGGGGGTGCTGGCGGACTTGAGCGCCGCTGTGGTCGACCACAGCTGCGCCGCGTTGTAGCTGGAGCCGTCGGTCAGCTCCGGGTGCGACTGCGAGGGCGCCGCGGTCGGCGGGATCATCGCGGGCGTCTGGGAGGCCTGGTGGTGCTGGAACTGCGCGGGGTGCAGGTTGTCGGCTGCGGCCATGGTTACCTCCATGCGGGGCGCAGGCGGCCGAGCTGGCTCGCTCGCTTCGGGTTGATGACGCCCCCGGAGCCCGGGGACGGCGGGATCTGCGGCCCGGCAACCGGCCACATGTCGGCGGCGTTCGAGGACCCGGCGATCCGGGTCAGCTGCGGCTCGGGGGCGCAGCTCGGGTTCCACCGCTCGCCCTTCGCCTGCGCCTTGAGTCCCGACTCCAGGTTCAGCTGCGAGGTCCAGAAGTAATCGCTGAGGTCGATGTGCTCGCCCTTGTGCACGCCGCGCTGGTAGGAGCGCTGCGTCAGCCGCCCCTGCAGCGAGGTCATCAGCCGGTCCTGGCGCCGGTCGACGATGGTGCCCAGGTAGCCGTCGGGGTACTGGGCCTGCGGAGCCCTGGCGCCGAGCATCATCCGGCGGGCGTCGGAGATCGAGCGCGCGCCGACGAGCAGGCCGCCACCGCCCGCGCCGTACGTGTCGGCCGAGCCCGGCTGCGACGCGCCGTAGGGCGGGGAGTAGGAGATGTTGGCGTTCGGCATCAGCGGCCTGCCGAGATCCCCTGGCCGAACTCGTCGTACGCGCCGGACCAGCTGGCCGACTGGCTGTGGCTGGGCGCGAGCATCCGAGTGTTGTGGCCGTGGTCTTCGAACTTGTCCGGCGGGTAGGCGCGCGAGACCGTGACGGCGTAGCGTGCGCCGGAGGTCTCCGCGATGCCGTTGCGGCCCTTGAGGTCGTGCGGCTCCAGTACCGGGTCTCCGGACTTGCCGAAGCCCTTCTTCGGCACCACACGCGAGCCGCGGGGCCCCACCGCCGTGACGTTCTCGGCCGCGGAGGTACCCATCGTCGGGAACTGACCGCTCGTCAGGTTCTGGCTCTTGGCCATCTCGCCCTCCTCGGGCAGTCGTGCACCGAGTGAGCTCCAGATGTTCTTACTTCAGGGTAGGCGCTGTGTGCGGACGGCCGGTAGCGGACACCGTCATCGCGATGCCGCTGACCTTGCCGTCCGGCATCGTCACGTCCACGAACTCGATCTCGGTGGACAGCTTCAGCTCGCGCTCGGCCGCGTGCTGTCCGGCGATGGCCACAGCCTTGGCGGCCTGGCTCACGGCCAGCGGGCCGACGGCGCGAAGCACTGCCTTGCGGTCCTGGTAGAGGGCGTGGGCGAGGGCCGAGCCCAGCTCCACAGCGCCGGTACCCGACCCCACCTTGAGGACCTTGACACCCATTGTTTGCTCCGATGTTGAGATGGTTGCATCGGAGCCAGGGTACGAACGTTATTCAACGGGTTGTTATTGGCTTTTCCGTGTGTACCTTCAGCTTCGCGAGCACGTCCTTCTCATAGCCGAGGTGCGCGCCGTGTACGAGCGCGTAGGCGATCTTCGCTAGGCCGTAGGCGTCCGCCTGGTTGTCGTCACCCTTCTTGCCGGTGGAGAAGTCGACGCCCCACTTCTTGTAGACGCCTAGCTTGATGTCGTCCTTCTGGCCTCCGCCGTCGCCCAGGACGAACTTCTTGAGGCTCGTCGGCGGCACGATCGTCGGCCAGCACGCCGGAGGGTTCAGCTCGTCGCGCAACGTATCCTTCACGATCGCGCCCAGCTCGCCCATTTGCGCAACGTTGAACTTGGCGCCGTGGGCGTAGCCCTCCATGCACACGTGCAGGATCGGGCCGCGGGCCTGGATCGCGTGCAGCCGGAGAGTCAGCTCCCTGCGCACCGCCTTGAGCCGGTCAATACCGAAGCCGTAGACCTCAGGCTTGAAGGCCATCGTCTCGGTCTTGTGCTTGCCGTCCGGGTAGATGACAGCGAATCCGAAGCCGGTCAGGGACTGGTCGATGCCGATGTAGCTCACTTCGTCTCCTCGGTCGGTCGGTGGCGGTCGGCATAGGCGACGGCGCGCGCCCGGTCGAGTTGCTGTGGAGGAATGAGTCCGAGGACCCCGCCGAGGCACGCATCCTCCTTGGCGTGCTCATCCTCATGCTTGTCGATCGCGGCGATGACCTCGTAGACCCAGATCGGGAGCCAGTCCATATCAACCCTCCTGCTCGTACTCGCCGACGCCGAGGCATTGGACGGCGCGCCGGTTACTCATCCACTTGTGAGGCGGATGCGTGGCCGAACGCCCGCAGGGTCGGCTGTCCTTCACGGAGCGAAGCTGCGCGAGAGCGATAGCCAGGGCCTCCTCCGCGGCCAAGCAGCGCTCACGCAGATCGGCGACGTCCTCTACGACGCCGCGGTTGGGACCGACAATCTCGCCGACGGCCGCATGATGCATCGCGGCGATTGTGTTGCATGCCCCCTGATAATCCTTCCGGGACCAGCGCAGCTCTTGTTCGGTGTCTTCCAACCGCTCCAGGACGGCGCGGACGTTGACGGTATCGAGCGTGACATAGCCGAGCTCCATCTCCTCGGCCACCGTCACGAGCGCCTTCACGAGCTCGACCGGGTCCTCAGCGTCACTCACCGGTGGCCCCCTTGGGTGCTGGAACCTCGTGCCAGGCGCCGTGGTGCTGCATGAGCAGGACGGCGTTGGCGTTGGTGGTGGCGAGTCTGCGCGCGTCCTCCTCGTTGGTAGCTGGGATCACCAGCCCGCTGATATCCACCGACCACCGGACGCCGGGACCGCCCCACTTCGTCCTCTGGCGCCACTTGGCGCGGGCGGTCTCCAGGCCGTCGACGGCGGGCATTCCCGTGCCGATCTTGACCGGCCTGTGCTCTTCGGTCACCGCCGGACCTCCTTCGGTCCCAGCGGGATGCGCCGCACCGTCTCACCGCGATGTACCGAAAGGTGGGTGAAGGTCACCGGCGTCGGCATGACGGGATCGGGCAGAGGATCGCTGTCGTCCAGGTACTTCAGCGTCACGTGCGGGTGGTAGACGTCGTGCTCGGACGCCGACAGGTCTGCCAGGAACGCATGCAGCATGTGCGCGCCGGGCATCCGGACTTGGGCGAACGCGGGGGTCATCCCGTCGCTGCTGTCTGATGGAGGGAAGGTGCCGATGCCGTGTACGGTGCCGTAAATCGGTCCCGTGAAAGCGGCGGCAGCGGCGCTGGCCCGATCCAGAGCACGCGCGTAAGCGTTGTCGTCCACGTCGCTACCGAGGTAGACGATGGTGATGTGGTGGTCGGTCAGGCCGCCTTGCACGACCGGGATGGTTCCGGGCGCCAGGTCTAGCGAGATCATCCCGGAGCGGCTGGTCAGCCCCGGGGCAGTCCCGGTTGCCGTGCTGTTCTTCGTGCTCATTCGTCATCCTCCACTTTCTCGATCTCGAAGTCGTGGTCGTATTCGCCCCAGTAGTCGCGACCGGCGTTGGCGATGCGCACGCGGTAGACGCCGACTTCCAGCGGGATTCCGTTGACCTCCCAGTTCTCGGCGACCTCCACTTCGGTGTCGCACCGCGGCCAGCGCGCCGGGCAGTCGTCGTGGTTCTCGGTGTCGCAGGGCGTGCATACCTGCTCCTGCGGCGTCCCGAAGAGCCACGCGACGTCGGCCTGCTCGTCCTTGCAGCAGCACTCGCTGTTGTTCTTCGGGCAGTCCTCGCCGTGGTTGAGCTCCCACTCGATGTCCGGATAGGTGTCGGGCTGCTTCTCCGCGTGTCCAGGGCATTCGTTGTCGCAGTGGTAGTGCCAGACCTCGGTGATTCTCAGGGTGTGCCAGGGCCCGGTCCACGAGTTGTAGCGGCTCATCGGCCCAGTCCGTTCAGGTGGTCGAGGAGCGTTTCGTCCAGGGCGTTGACCGCCTTGTGGAGATCGCGCCAGAGCTCGCGCTTGAGCTCGTCATCATCCTCGGCCCAGCCGCAGGCGAACCGGTCGCCGGTCGCCACCATGTGGTCTGCCGCCTGCTCCAGGGCGCGCAGTTTCTGCAGGCGCTTTCCGAATAGGATGATCACTGTCCCCACCAGCTTCCTTCGAGCTTGGCCTTGCGGACGGTCTTGCCGTCGACCTTGATGTCTGGCCCGTCGTAGAGCTCCCCTTCGATCCACAGCACCGTGTGGCCAGTCCACGGCGCGCCCCTGAGGTTGTTGAGGAGGATGTCATCGGCGTAGTCGACCCCGAGGTAGAACAGCTGGCAGAAGGCCGCGTGATCGCAGCTTTCCAGCGGAGTCATCTCGACGTACTCGCCGCTGCGTCGGCGGTAGAACTCGCCGACGATCTCGGTGAACAGCTTCGAGTCCGCGCGGTCGCGTGAGACGAATACGACGTCGGTGACGACGCTCATTGCCATGCCTTTCGTGCCGCCTCGGACAGGATGAGGTCGGCGATCTTCTCGTAGGGGTGGTCTCTTGGCCGTTCTTGATCCCGACATGGACGCGGCGGTTGAGCACGGTGACCGGCACGATCTTGTAGCGCTCGTGGCCCGGCGGCGGCCCGCCCCTTCGCGCTCTGATCTGGACGACGATTTCCGCGCTGCTGGGCTCGGATGGGAGATCGAAGTACAGCTGTCCTCCGAGGCAGCAGACACTCTCGCTTGCGTACGGGCCGTCTACGATCAACACGTCGATCCACCTCACGACACCACCTCGTAGACGTGCGCGTCGGTGTCCTTCCAGCCGTCGCAGTACTCGGGGTGCCGGTGCAGATCGGCACCGCGGCCGTCGTTGCGGTGGCCGTCTTCGAGGACGCAGCGGTACTCGGTGTCACGAATGTTCGGAAAGCGCTCTTCGTGCTCCCAGGGGCGGATCTGCGACAGGCACTGCTCGGCCTTGGGTTCCGTCCACTCGCCGTCGTAGAGGTGGGCACCTTCGGTAGGCCAGCTGGCTCCGCAACTCGGGCAGTACCAGTAGTCGTCAAGCTGGCACTCCTCCCCGCAGATGGAGCAGGGCGGGTAGGGGAACTCCAGCGGGGGCGGGGGCTGGCGCGTCACAGGATCCTTGCCCTCGGCCCAGAGGAGCGGCGAGTGATCTCGCGCGAGACGACCGCCAGGCGCCGCTCGGTCTTCTTAACCGCCGCCTCCGCGCGCTTGCGGTTGCGGTAGGCGTTGCGCTTGTCGCTGGCGGCGCGCTGGACGTCCTGGCTCAGGGAGGCGGCGGCGCGCTTGGCGCTGATCGTCTTCTGCTCGCTGCGGGTCGTGTGCTGCGCCTGGACCGCGGCGAAGGCGTCTTCGGCGTCCTGCTCGTTCGCGCACGCCTCGGCAAGGATCTCGTCGGCGTACTCGCACCAGGCGGTCAGGGCGGTGAACAGCTCCATCAGGCCGCGGTCGTCGAGGCTGGTGGGGTCCTCGGGCAGCTCGGGGATGGCGCTCTCGGGAGCCCGGGTCTGGAAGCGCTCCAGCGACCTGCTCAGGCGCCGGTTGGATTGGAATACCATCAGAGCACCGCTCCTTCCAGCGTCTGGCACGCGGTGCACCGCTGCGCGCCTGCACGGCATTGCGGGATGGGACCCTCGCCGCGCATCGCCTGGGCAACCGCCCTGGCTCCGGCCAGCAACGGCTTGATCAGGGACTCGTCGTACTTGATGACGAATTCCTTGACGTCCTGCGTCATCTTCGACTCGTAGAGGAAGACGACCTTGTCGACTTTCGCCACACGCTGGCGGCGCCTGGCCAGGTAGGCATAGGTCATGCCCTGGCGCAGGTGGGAGCTGAAGGGGCGCCGGATCGAGTCCCACAGGCCCTTGAGATCGACGATCTGCTTTCCGTCGATCTCGTGGGTGTGCGCCTCGATCAGCTGCGGGGCGTAGTAGCGCACGGTTCCCTCGCCGACGGTCTTGATCTCCAGGATGGCCTGCTCCTGGAACAGCAGCCCGTCGGTGTGGCCGCCGATCATCAGCTCCGGGTCGTTGAGCGTCAGCTCCCTGTACTCGGCCGCGGTGCCCTGGCAGCGGCGGCATACCGGCCTGCCCTGGTGGTAGAACTTGTGACCGCATTGGCAGCGCCAGTAGCCTTCCAGCTTGCCCATGTCGGCCAGGTAGCCCTGCCAGCGTCCGTGCGCGGCATGGCCGTACTCGAAGATGTTGCGTTGCCGGAAGCTGATGTACTCGGGCGGCGGCGGGTTCTTGAGCTTGAAGTAGGCGGCCCGTGGACACCAGCCGACCTGGCTCATTTCGCTGGGGTGCAGCACGTCGGTGGCGCGCGGAGGCTCCAGCAGCGACTGCTCCTTCAGGTACTCGCGTACCGGCGCGATCACGAGCGTTGGGGTTCGGCGGGCGTCGAGGACGTCCTTGAGTCCGCGGCTCGCCTTCGTCTGCGTCGTGCTCGCGGCCTTGCGGTGGGTGGTTGCCATGTCCACTTCTCCGGATCGTTGGGGTTCTCGTCCTTGATTCGCTTGCGGTCGTGGTGCTGCAGGCCGCCCCACACGCCGTGTCTCTCGTTGTTGACCATGGCGCGCATCAGGCACCTGTTACGCACCGGGCAGACCGGGCCGCCGGTGGTGCCGTTGCAGATCTGCATGGCTTCCTTCGATCCCTGGAACCAGGGGTCGGCCTCTGGTGTCGGGGTCGGGAAGTCGAGGCAGAGTGCGCGCTTGGAGGGATCGTTGTCGCCCGTCCACTCCACGATGGAGTCGCGGCTGAAAAGGACCATCAGCGCTCCTGGAGTTCCAGGAAGAAGTCCCAGGTGGTGACCGCGTAGCGGTGGCCTTGGATCTCGATCTGCATGACCATCTCGCGCCCGTCCTGCGCCGCTTTGATCTCGGCGCCGCGCAGGGTGTCGAGCGTGAGCCGGTAGCCCTTCGCCAGAGTGGTCTTGCACTCGACCGACAGGGTCTTGTTGAACACGTCGTTGCCGTGCAGGACGGTGTTGCCGCTGCCGGGGGTGACGCGCCCGCCGAGGTCGTCAGCGGTCTGCTTCTCCTGCCGCCGGGACCTGCGCTGGTGTTCGGTGAGAGGCATCGTCACCTCCCGCGCGCTCGCGCCGCATCTCGGCCACCCTGCGCTCGACTTCTTTGACCCTGCGCTTGACCTCTTTGACCAGCTTCGAGACCAAGAAGCAGAATGTGATGAGCACCGCCATGGCCACGATCTCCAGCAGCCAGGCATCGACGATGTCGAAGTGAGCGTCCACGTCACACCCTCCCGAGCGTGCGGTCGCGGATCGTTGACAGGAGCTCTTCCTGAGCGGTCAGGTCGCCGCGCAGCAGATCCAGGACGCCTTCGCGGCCCTTCACGCGGGTCGCGCCGATGGTGTAGTACGCACCGGCGCGGGTGATCGCCTCGGTCAGCACACCGTGCATCATTAGCTCCTTGACGCCGTCGTACTGACCGGCGGCGAAACCGAGGTTTTCGGTGTCCTCGAAATAGAAGTCAACGGAGGCGACCTTGCCCGGCGCGAACGTCTTGTTCTTCGCCGTGGTGATCTTCATGGTCTGGCCGACGCGCGCCTTGCCGCGGCCGGGCCGGTCCTCTTCGATGTACTCGCTGCGCGCGACTTCCAGTCGGACGCTGTAGGCGTAGTCCTTGGCGTTGCCGCCGGGCCGCGTCTTGGGGGTCTGGCCGTGCGGGGCGAATCCGCCGATCTTGTCCCGGAACTGGTTGATGAAGATCCCGAGCATCGGCCGCTCGGATCCGTCCCGCGCCCGGGAGATCGACGCCTTCCGGAAGAACTTCCCGGTTAGCCGGGCTCCGGCGGCCATCGACGATTCGTTCATCGCCTTCGCGGCCTCGTCGTCCGGGATGAGCGCCGGGTAGGAGTCGAGGACGATGAGGTTGAACGCCTTGCTCGCGGTGGCCTCGGCCATCCGGTCGTAGACCTCTTCCATCGCCTGCGACTCGTGCAGGGTCACACGGCTGGTGTCCACGCCGAGGGTCTTGGCCCACGCTTCGTCGTAGGCCTCGGCCGCTACCCACATGGTGGCGAAGTCGGGGTCGGCGGCCTGGCAGGCGGCGACCGTCTTGTGCGCGATCGTCGTCTTGCCGGAAGACTCGCGCCCGGCGATCTCGGCCCAGATGTTGGTGGGCCAGCCGCCGCCCATGGCCATGTCCAGCGAGAGCGATCCGGAGGGCAGGCGCGGGGCGCGGGTGATCTCGCTCGCTGCGAATAGGGCCCCGGGGTGCTTCTTGTTGGTCTCTGCGATCAGCGCCTCAAGCTGCTCGTTCACTCGATCCTCCCGACGATCACGTGCGGGTTGTAGCCGCCCTCCATGGATTCCTTCAGCTGCCGTGCGGGCTTGGCCTTGCGCCGGTCGGTGGCCACGACCCCGGAGGTGGAGTGCAGGACGGGGTAGCCGCACGTGTAGCAGCGGGGCTTGGCCATGCCGGGCGCCTGGACGTAGTCACCGTCCGGGCCGCAGTTGGGGCAGTGCCCGGTGGTGTCGCGCAGGTGCGCGGCCTGCGGGGGAGCGAGGCTCGGCTCAACGCTTTGAGGAGCCTGCTGCTGGTATTGCTGCGGCTGGGGCTGGGCGACCTCCTGGCGGGGCGCCGGTCGGCCGTTGCCGAGTCTGCGGGACCAGAAGTCGCTCACTTGCGGCCTCCGTACAGCGGCTTGTCGTCGTTGCCGTGGCCGGGCCGGTCGTACCACTGGATCGACCAGAACTTGCCGTACCGCTTCTCGTAGCGCCGCTCGAACTCCCAGCTGGTCTTTCCGTTGATCACGACGTAGGCGCCGAACCTGGCCAGCAGCAGCTGGACCTTGAGCCACAATCGCAGAAGCATGTCCGGCTCCTTACTTAGCTTCGGACCAGCGGTCGCACACGACGATGTCGCTGGTGAGCGGTACCTTGATGAGCTCTTGGATGCCAGCGCCGAGCAGCGCCTCGGTCAGTGCCGCCTTGGCCGCATCGACGATCTCGACGGGCGCCTCGACGACGAGCTCGTCGTGGACGGTCAGCACGAGGCGGGCGCCTTCGGGCAGCCGCTTGTGCGTGCGCACCATGGCGAGCTTGATCAGATCTCCGGCGGAGCCCTGAATCAGTGAGTTGAAGCACTGGCGTTCGGCCATGGACCGCGTGCCGCCATCGCGCGACCGGATGCCGGGCAGGCGCCGCTTGCGGCCGAGGAGAGTCCGGATGTAGTTGCCCTCGCGGGAGCGGCAGCTGGCGATGACCCGCTCTTTGAAGCTGTAGATCTCCGGGAATGCCTGCTGGTGCGTGGCCATGAAGCCCTTTGCTTCCTTGACCGTGGTGCCGGACATCGACGCGACCTTCACCGGGCCCGCGCCGTATATGACGGCGAAGTTCACGCCCTTGCTGACCTGCCGCTGGTCCTTCGTGACGTCCTCGAACGGCACCCCGAAGATGGCCGCTGCGGTGGCGGTGTGCGCGTCGATTCCCGCGTGGAACCCGTCGTAGAGGCCGCCGTGACCGATGAAGTGCGCCAGCACGCGCAGTTCGATCTGGCCGTAGTCGCCGACCAGCAGCTTGTAGCCGGGTGTTGCACTGAACAGGCCGCGCACGCGCTTGCCGAGCTCGGACCCAGGGCGCGGGACGTTCTGCAGGTTCGGCTCCCGGCTGGAGAATCGCCCGGTGACCGTGCCGTACTGCACGAAGTCCGTGTGGATCCGGCCGTTGATGACGGCACCGAGCTTCTTGTCCGTACCGAGGTATCCGTGGACGTACGTGGACTGAAGCTTGTCCACCTCCGCGTGGGCGAGTAGAGCTGCGGCGAGCGGGTTGTCACGGTGCGGCTCCAGTGCTTCGGCGTCGGTGGACATGCCGCCGGTCTCGGTCAGCTTCCGCGGCGAAAGGCCCTGGCCGCCCTCCTCAGCCGGTCCATAGAGCAAGTTCTGCTTCTGGGGAACCGAGCCGATGTTGAACTCGCGACCAGCCGCGGCGTAGACCTTCTTGCGTGCTTCGTCCAGCTGGACAGCGAGGTCTCCCTCCAGGTCGCGCAGCGACTCGACATCCACGTGCGCGCCGGTCAGACGCATGGGGATCAGGACTTCGAGGACGTCCATCTCCATGTCGAACACGGAGCGGACTTCCTCGGCCTCCAGCATCGGCTCCAGCGTTCGCCAGAGCAGCCAGTCGTAGCGCACGTCGCGCAGGCCGTAGGCTGCGGCCTTGGCGAAGCCCTGCTCCTCGATCTTCGCGCCGGTCTTGTCGGTGTCGTAGGTGACGCCGTACCGGCCCTTGACCAGGAACTTCAGGCCCTTGGACGGTGCGTTCTCGTCCACGAGCCAGAATGCGACGATCGTGTCGGCGTACGGCGGGGGAGGAGCTTCGGGAAGGTACTTGGTCAAGCTGGCGAAGTCGAAGCTGGCGTTGTGTGCGATCTTGCGGTGCTCGCGCGATGTCAGCAGCGGAGCCAGGCGGTCCATCACCAGTTCGCGCGGCAGTTGCTGGGGCGGAGCGTCGAACACGGGCGGATGCCAGCGCTTGACGCCGTCGGCGTCCTTGCGGTTCGCGCCGGGCGCGAGCAGTGTGCTGCCGTTGGGGTGGCCCATGGGGATGGTGCAGGCGAATCCGTGGGTCGCCAGGGATACCCAGGTGGCTTCGTTGTAGGCGGGCTGGCCGCGGCGCTCTCCCACGGTCTCGACGTCGACCGCGAAGGCGTCCTCGGCCGTGAGCCGACTGAGGGCGGCGTCCAGGCCGCGCTCAGTCAGCACCACGGATTCGGCGATCACTTCAGCAGTTCCTTGATGAGCGCTTCGTACTGGTCGATGCTCTGGGCCGGGGACAGCGGCTCGGTGTAGCAGCCACGCGTCAGCTCGGCGACGAGCTCGGTCGACGGCGGCTCGATCCCCCAGTCCTCGCCCAGGTCGCGCTCCTTGACGATGTCGAGCGGGTAGGTGGTATCGGTCCCGGAGCCGGTGCGGTGGATCTCCAGGTAGAGCCGCGGGTCCGCCAGGCCCTCGAACCGGCGGTCGGCGTTGATCTCCTTGAGCCGGTCGGCCAGGCGCTTGCTCGCGCGCAGCACCTCGTGCGTCGGGTCCTCGCCGTCGGTGAGGAACGCCATGATGTTGAAGTGCGCCTGCGGGGCCTGCGGCCGGTCGCCGAGCATGTCGCACAGCGGGCAGTCCGACTCGCCGTCCTCGTTCAGGCAGCGCCAGGCCTTCTGCCGGGGCGCCTCCTGGAACCAGTGCTGCCGGAAGACGTCGAAGGGTTCGGCTTCGAGGAACCGGATGATCAGTGGCTCCTCCGTGATCTTCAGCGGGTTGACGAAATCGCCGCCGGTGTTGAGCTTGTCGAGGGCGCCCCAGCCGCCGTTGGAGCGGTTCGCGGTACGGGCGTGCTTCTTCCGCTCGGTCTCGCGGGACTCCGGCGTCGAGCGGCGGAACCGTGGACGCTCTTCGGTCGCCGTGGCGGCGGAGTCGGTCGCGGCCGGGATGCGGCGGCGGGGGCGATCAGGCATCAGGCTTCTCCTGTCAATGCGGGATGGTCGTGGATCATGGATTGGTCGTTAGTGGTCAGCTGCGCCACGCGCTCGCGCGCGCTCTGCATGGCCTGATCGAGATCGAACTCCAGTTCGGAAAGCTCTTGATCGTTGGTGACCTCGCCGGAGACCTCGGCGCCGATCTCGACCCACTCGTAGGGGCCGGTGCTGTAGTGCTCTGTGACGCGGATGCTGGTAGCTGTCACCGCTTGCTCCTGTACTGGGTGAGGATGTCCGTGAACAGGCGCTCGACGCGCTTGGTGAACGCGGTCTCGCGGATCGACTTGCCGTTCAGGACGCCTTCCTCCTCGGCGATCCGGACGATCCCCTCGATCTGCTCGCGGGTGTAGAGCCGCGCCTTGCCAGCGCCCTGGACCTTGCCGGAGGAGAAGGGGCTGCGCGGGAGCAGGCCGTCGCGCTCCCACAGGCGGATGGTGACCACCTGGCGGCCAAGCGCCTTGGCCAGCACGCCGATCGCGTAGCACTCGAACGGTGCACCGTTGACCTGGTAGCCCTTGCGGGGCTTGGCGAAGATGTCCTCAGGCGCCGCCTGCTCGGGCTCTGGCTTCCTGCGGGCGCGGGGCGTGATCTGCTTGTCGGTGCCCGGGTAGAACTCGACGATTCCGGCGTTCACTGGGCGACCGCCTTCAGCGCCCAGCTGGTGTCGGTGTCGAAGACTCCGTCGATGTCGGACTCTGTGACCAGGCCCTCCTGGTAAAGAACGTAGAGCTCTTCCAGGTCCATCACGGGCTTCTTGGGGAAGAGGCGGTCGACGGCGTCGATCTGCTCGGCCAGCGCCATGAGCCGGTCCTCGTTGGCGGTGCGCTTCACGCGCATCTCGCGCTTGACGGCCCCGTAGGTCTTCTCGCCGACGGTCAGGGGCTGGTCGAGGTCGAGGAAGACGTTGCCCTTGTCGTCCGGCTGTCCGTGGTCGCGCACGTGCGCGGTGACTTCGTCACGCAGCTGGTTGGCGCGGGCGACGAGTGCGTCGGCCTGGCCCTTGACATACAGCCACTCCAGAACCTTGCGGGTCCGTGAGGGCACCGGGTCGTCGATGGTCTCAAAGCTCTGAGCAGGCATGATGGCGTGTCCCTTAGCGATCGATTGATCGCCGGGGATCGAGCGGTTCCACCGCGCCCGATCCCCTGGCGTGAGATCGAAGCTAGGGGCCAGCGCCAACTAATACAAGACTAACTAGTTAGATTCGCTGATTCGTCTTCAGTTAGCTGGTAATCGAGAGCCCCTGATATCAGGGCGTGACGGGCATAGCGGACTTCAGGGCGCGCGAGACCGTGGGTTCTGACGGGCCGTCGACACCGGCGGCCTTGCACAGCTCGCCGAGTGTGCGCCACAACTGCCTGGGCTTCATTGCCCGAAGTCTGGGGTGGGTCTCAAGGAATTCGATGACCTGCTTCTGCGTCGTGATCGGCTCGGTCGGCAGAGGAATCGCAGCAGGCTGTGGGACCGGCGCCGGGGGGAGCGAGGTCTCGGTGGTCTCGGCCTCCTGCTGCTCGGCGAGCGCGTCGACCGCGTGGCCGGGGGCGGTGGCCATGAGCGCGGACGAGGCCATGACCATCAGCCCGTCGACTGCGAGCGGGCCGAGGTGCGCGATCAGCGCGGACTCGCCGTAGTGGGCGAGCAGCGCGGACAGGTGGAAGTACGAGACGAGCGCGGCGACGACGGCGACCGGCAGCAGTCCGAGGAACCGGACCACGACCCACCAGCCTCCGTGCGGCCAGTTGGTGCGGACCAGGATCTCGATCGCGACGAACAGGGCGACCGGCCAGAACACGGCCCCGACCACATCGCCGAGCGGCGGACGCCAGGACGCGGCGGCCCCGGCCGGGGGGACGTAGGAGTGCGCAACGTTCGCGGCGATCGAGACCAGGCCGCCGAGTAGTGCCCCGGCGTAGCCCCAGCCGCGACCGTGTGAGGTCGTGGTGTCGGACATGTGTGCCCTCCAAGAGTGCGAGCGTGAGAGCTCTGCGCGATGCGGCCGGTCGTGCCAGGGTACGACGACGCGAGCTGCGAGATTAGCCAAAATGGCGTTTGTAGCTAATTTGTTATCAGGTGGCGGCGCAGCGAAGGCTTCCGCGGAGGCACGCCCTTGAAGTCGTCGCCCGTGTGCACGCCGTCGATGCCCTCGCGCGCGGCGGCGTGAGCTGCCCACAGCACCGCATAGTCGTGCTCTTCGATGCTGTTCTTGCAGATCAGGTTGACCACGCGCACCACCTTGTGCCGGGAACCGGCGCGCTGATGGCGGGCGTTGCGCTGCAGGTAGCGGCCAAGCCCCTGGGGCGGGTCGTAGTTGACCACGAAGGATGCGACCGGCAGGTCCAGCCCGGCCCCTCCGGCGTCGGTGGCAAGCAGGAGGCGGCACGCCGGATCCGTGGCGAACCGCGCGGTGGCCGCCGAACGCGCCGCGGCCGTCAGCGACCCGTCGAAGCACTCCGGCCCGTAGTCGGCCAGCGCCTCGGCCAGGATCGGAAGCATGGTGGCGTAGCTGGTGAAGATCACGCCCTTGGCTTCTGGGTCCTCCAGGAGCTCGTCCACGTGGGCGCACAGCGCCACAAGCTTCGGCTCCTCCGTGGTGTCGAGCAGCCCGGCCTGATCGAGCACGAGCGCATAGGCGTTGCCCGGGTCCGTACGCTTCTCCTTGACCGCGCAGGCCGCCGCGGACTGCACCAGCAGCTGCGGGTGGTCGAGCAGCATGCGCATCGCGGTGCGCTGGGCCATCGCCATCCCGAGCTTCGGGTCGACCGACTCCTGGCCGCCGTGGTAGATCGCCGCGATGTCCTTGTATGAGCTCTGGCAGTTCTCCAGCGTCACCGATAGGTCCGCGGAGATCCTGCTGTAGAGCGCGCGCGTGCGCGGCGTCAACCCGATGAACACCTGCTCGTATTCGACGCTCGGCATGAACGCGGCGACCTCCGGATCGTCAGCCGTCTTGCGTTCCATCGCTTGGCTGACCGTCCGGTGCAGCAGGTCAAGGTTCTTGTAGTGCTTGACGCCGCCGAACTGGTTTCGCTCGACGTACGCCTTGTCGAACAGGTCCCACCTGCCTAGGACGTCCTTGTCGACCCACTGCATGATCGAGAACAGTTCCTCGGGCTTGCCATTGTCCATCGGCGTACCCGTGGCGGCGAAACGGAAGGCCGGGTTGAGCTTCTTGATCGCCTTGGTCCGCGCGGAGCCCGAGTTCTTGATCATCTGGGCTTCGTCGCACACGATGATGTCCGGTTGCAGGTGGCGGATCTCCGCGACGTTGCGTGCGGCAAACTCGTAGGAGCAGATCAGGTAGTCGGGGCGGTCGTCATGCAGCTCGTCCCAGTCGACGGTGCCGTCGAGCACACGGCAGTACTGCTCCTCCGGCACCGTCAACCAGGCCTTCTTCAGCTTCACCTGACGGGCGCCGGTGTCGGTCACCCGTGCGATGGCCGCGGCCCACTGCCAGCGCAGCGACGCCGGGCAGATGATCATCGCGTCGTGCGCCTCGTCGCGGGCGAAGAGCTCTTCGATCGCCGCGATGGCCATGACGGTCTTGCCGGTGCCCATTCCGCAGCCGAGCAGCAGACTGCCACGCTCGACCATGCGGTCGACCACCGGCTCCTGGAACGGGTAGAGCGGGATCGTCAGCACTGCGCGGCCTTAAGTTCAGCGACCAGCGCCCTACAGCGGTCGGCGAGCTGGTTGCGCTCGTTATCCAGTTCATCCGCCAGCGTCTCCAGCCGCCGCCTCTCGACGACCGAGGCGCTGTGGAGCACGGCACGCTCGACCTGAGCCTTGAACGCGACGAGCCTGGGATGCAGGTGTTCGATCTCGTCGGCGAGGATCCGCGCCTCGGGTGATTCGTCCTCGAACGTCGACAAGACCATGGCCAGGGCCTTCAAGGCGCGCACCTGGGTGTCGAATATGTCGGTTGCGCTGCGGAACTCGGCCTGCCTCCGTGTGTCCTTCTTCATACTCCTGTCAGCCTTTCCAGTCGTGTGCGGGCGCGGGCGATACCGTCAAGCACCTGCTCGTCGGTCAAGTCGCCGGGGTCCTTGCCGATGTACGAGTCGGGGTAGCGGAAGCGCCTGACCGGCCAGATGCGCCACGCCAGTTTCGTTTCCGCCGCATCGGCGCCGATCTCTCCGGCGTTGTCGTCGTCGAGGGCGATGACCGCCTCATCGGCGATGGCCACCAGCAGGTCGATCTGCGCGTCGCTCAGGTGCGATCCGAATGCCCCGAGGGATCCGTCGACCCCGGCGGTCCAGTTCCTGGCCGCGTCCAGCGGCGACTCGACGACGACGGCGCGTCGGCCGGTGAAGGCCCCGAGGCCGAAGAACGTGCTCGACTTCGCCACCCGCCGCGGAACGTTGCGCACGTAGCCGCCACGCTTGAGCTGATAGCCGATCAGGGCGTGGCGCCGGTCGCGGATCGGCAGGACGAATCCCCGCCCGTCCCACAGGATCTCGTAGCGCACCGCGGCTTCGATGCTGATGCGCCGCGCTTCGAGCTCCTTCAGGGGCGGCAGCGTGGTCTCCGGCAGCGTGATGCGGCTGCCCGGCACGGTGATGCGCCCGACCTTGACCCGTCCTTCGAGGGCCGCGGCCAGCGTCTCAGGGCTCGTGAGCCACGCCTCGGCCTGCTGATAGGTCTTGCCGGTCACATCGGCGACCAGTTGCGGCAGGTTGCCCCGGTACCCGCAGCTGAAGCAATGGTGCAGCCCGGTGGTCAAGTTGACCGACCAGGACGGCGAGTGGTCCTGGCGGCCGGTGCGCGCCAGATGCCCGGGGCACAGGCCCCAGGCCTCGCCTTCGCGTTCCTCATAGCCGATGCCGATGTCCTCCAGCGCCTTGCTCACATGGAAGAGCGTTGCCTCACCACGCATAGTCTCCTCCGTCCTCCTCGTCGATCTCCTCATAGGTGCCGGTCGACCAGTCCCAGCGCACCAGCACTTCCAGGTTCGGGCTGTTGCGCGACGCGATGATCTTCAGCTTCTTGATCTCGTCGGTCTCGGTGGACTCGACGGCGATCACGACGTCCGAGTCCTGGCCGAACGAGCTGGAGTAGCCGATCGATCCGGCAGTGATCCCGGCCTTCTTGTCGACCTTCCACGCCAGCGCCTGCGTGGTGCCGATGATCGGTATGTCGTAGGCCTGCGCCAGCCGCTTGAGCGCGCGCGTGATATTGGTCAGCGCGGCGGGCGAGTTGACCTCGCCGGTCACCTCGTCGCGCATCATGTACATGCCGTCGAGGTAGAGCGCGTCCGGCTTCAGTTCCTTGATGGCCTCTTCGATCTGGCTGACGCCGGTCAGTGATCCGCGGCCGGTAGCGAGGTAGAACGGTGCCATCTTCGACAGGCGCTCGATCGAGCGGCGCAGCTTCTGCCAGTCGATCTCGTTGAGCTCACCGGCTCGCAGCTTCCTGGAGTCCACTCCGGCGTTCCAGCTGTCGAACCGCTCCGCGGTCTCCATGTTCGACATCTCGAACCCGTAGATCAGCGGGCAGAACTCGGTGCCCTGCCGGTGCATGTACTCGTGCGCGTACTTGGCCATGTTCACCAGCAGCGTCGACTTGCCGCCCTTCTGCAGGCCGACGAGGGTGGTGAACTGGCCGCCCTGCTGCCCGAGGGTGGCGCGGTCGATGGTCTTGAAACCGGTCGGCACCCCGCGCATGCCCTCGTCGAGATCCTTCAGCGCCTCGTATCGCTCCAGGCGCTCGGCGCCGGTCTTAGTCAGGTCGACCACGTCTCCGACTGGGACCGCGGCCAGCGCGTCGCTGACGGTGCGCTGCAGCGCCGCGATGACGGCGTCCGCGTCGCCCTCGGTTAGCTGCCTGACGGCGATGGTCAGGCCGCGGTTGAGGATGCGGATCTTGTTCTGCTGCAGCACCTCGTCGAGGTAGACCTCGATCGGCTCGTCCGGCGCGCTCAGATCGACGCCGGGGAAGTCACCTTCGAGGGTCGAGACCGCGGGCACCCGGCTGTAGCGGGCGTAGTGGTTGATGATCGCTTCGTAGAGGCGGCCGGTATCGTCACCGGCGAAGTGGTCCGCGGTAACGCCCGACTTCGTGAGCGGGCCGAGGTCGCCAGTGGCGACGACGGCCCGCAGGAGGGATTCCTCGTGGTTCACGGCGAGCGCCGCCGCCGCAGGTTCTCGCCGCTCATGATGAGCGTCGGGGCTGCCTCGTGCAGGAAGTCGGCGGTGGCCGGGCCGTAGATCTCGCCCCAGCCGTTGGGGCCGAGGTTGGTCGTCAGGATCGTCGGGCGCGCCTCGCGGTGCCGGGATCGCAGCAGCCTGGCGAACTCGTTCTGCGCCGCCTTGCTGTTGCTCGTGTGCTCGGCGCCGATGTCGTCGAGCACGAGCAGGTCGGCAGACTCCGAGCGCTGCAGCAGGGTTCTGTTCGCTGTGCGCTCTTCGTAGCCGAGCGAGTCGCTGAACCTGTTGTTGTACGCGCTGGCGTAGTCGGCGGCCGGGGCGAAGTAGACCGTCGCGTGGTAGCGCTTCAACACCCCGGTGGCGATGGCGCACGCGAGCGTGGTCTTGCCGCGGCCGGGCGGCCCGGAGAGGGTCAGACCCACTCCGATCCTGCTGCGGTCGGCCGGGTAGTCCTCGACCGGTATGCCCGAGGCGATGCACCGGTCGAGGAAGCTGGCCGTGAAAACGACCGCAGCGTCCCGGACCGCCTTCGGCTCGACTTCGAGGTCCGCGATCGTCACCCCGAGCGTGGCCCGTGGGAAGCGGCCGGTGGCCCAGGCGTGTTCGAGTACCTGCTGCTTCACCTACGCCTCGTCCTTCGTCACCTTGATGCTCCAGGAGACGCTGACCTTGATCGGCCAGGCGAGCATGATGAGCGCGACCGCCAGCATGAGCCACGCCACGACGGCGTCGTGCTTCCTGAACTCGTTGGTGGCAAACAGCACCATCGAGACGGTGAACAGCAGGTCGGAGACGAGACCCCTGAACCAGCCCTTGTAGCTGGCCAGGAAGCCGAGGGCGCCGAGGACGACGCCGGAGATCCAGAGAATCGGCATGATCAGTCCCATCCGGGGTTGCGGTTGGAGGCGAGGGCGAGCTGGGTGTGCGCCCAGCGTTCGACGCTGTCGACGTCGGCGCGCACGATTCCGATGGCCGGGTCGATGCTGTGCAGGAGCGTCGGGGCGATTTCGATGCTGCGCACGGCTGCCCAGTCGAGGTCGGCGCGGGTGAAGTCGTCGTCGAACCATGCGAAGGCACGGTGGCCGACGTACTGCTCGACGGCGGTCAGCTTCCAGATGTGCTTGGCCGCGTGCGTCGGCCGCTCGAACTGGATCACCGGGAGTTGCGGCAGCCCGATGCGCGGGCCGATGAAGGTATTGGCTTCATCGCGCCAGGCGGTGGCCCAGACGAGCTCTACGTACCGGGTGATCTCCTGGAGCATCCGGCCGTGCCGCGGGTTGAGCCACACCCGCAGCTCGTTCGACCAGCCGTCCGGCTTGATGCGGTGCATCTGATACCCGTTGGGGCATGAGCGGGCGCCGTAGGGGTTGAGCGGGCCGTCCACGTCCAGCAGGAGCAGCGGCTTCTGGTAGGTCATCACACGCCCTGGGAGGTGATGTCGTTGACGCCCTCGGCGATGGCCACCTGCTCGCGCAGGTACAGGGCGAGTTCGAGCGCGTCCTGGTACGCGCGGTAGAGGACGTTGTGCGGCTTCTCATTGCCGTAGTGGCCGATGTTGAGCTCGCGCCGCTGCTGGATGTCCGTGATGACCTGCTGGGCGGTCACCTCGTAGCGGTCGGGCTCCGGCTCCCGGGTCTCCGCCGCTTCCTGCGGCGCGGGCCTGACGCCCTCGACCATGCTGAAGTTGACGCCTGCGGACGGGTGCACCGGGACCTCGCCGACGGCCGTGAACTTCTCGGCGAAGACGTCCCCGGTGCAGGGGTGGAACCGGAAGGGGCAGCTGCACTTGACGGCCCAGTCGCCGGGCTTCAGGTCGAGCCTGCCGCTGCCGATGATCTCGACGACGAGGATGCGCGTCAGCGAGAGCGCATCCGTGTAGACGGTGGCCTCCCCGGCGGCGCCGCTGGCTGCGATCCAGGCGACGATGGCGTCGTGGTTGAAACCGTCGTACATCATGGCCTGGGCGGAGCCGATGTCGTCGCGGTACAGGCCCGGTTGGGTGGTGTCCATCACTTCTCCAAGGGGTTCGTTGGGGTGGATTTCGACGGCTTTGCAGTCGGAGCAGGCGACCTTGCCGTGGAGCACGGGCTCGCCGCAGCCGGGGCAGACGTGGTTGTCGGTGTCGCAGTACTCGCAGTAGGGGCGCCGCTCGACCTGGTTGGGTGTGAGGTAGGTGGGGTTGGCCATGCCGGGGAACGTCAGGAGGTATCCGGAGACCAGGCCGTGTTCGTCGTGCATGATCACGATGCGCCGGGGATCGATCTCGCGGTTGGTCCCGGCGTGGTAGAAGGCTTCCTCAGGCACCTGGGCTCCCGGCGAACTGGGCGCGGTACCAGGCGTCGGCCTCGGCCGCGTCGTCGGCTCGGGCGGGGCTCCAGTAGCCGGGATCGGTCTCGGCCGCGACGGCTTCGCGGGTGGTGCGCACGGCCTGGAGCAGGGCCAGGCGCCGGGTGAGGAACGCCTTCCAGGGCGGGGCGCCGGGGATGTGGAAGCCGCGGGCGGAGACGAACAGGGTGATCATGCCGCGGATCTCGTCGACCGTGACTCCAGTCCTGCGCCAGGCGGCGATCTGTCCGGCGACCGCGGCCACGTTGATGTCTCCGGCCACGGGATTCGGGCCGTGCTGCATCCAGGCGGAGCGCAGCTCCATCGCCAGGGCACGGGCCCCGGTGGTCTTCGCCGCGGGCTTGTTCTCGCGCCCGTCCTGGAAGCCTGCGATGAACTCCGGGTCGAACTCGCTCCCGGCCATCTCATCGACGTCTTCGTCCAGCGTCGCCCCGCGCGACGCTAGGTTTTTCTCGTTCTCTTTCTTATCTATATAGTGTCCCCTCACATGTGATGGGAGGGTGCCATCATCCGTGATGGGTGGTGTCAGAGCTCTACTATGCGCCGGAGGCCTGCTGGCTGCCTCGATGCGAGCTGCCGCGTCGGGGTCGGGCTTCGTGTTGACGCGGTAGACGTTCGGGCCTCCGGGTCCCCGCCGGGTCACGGTCACCCACCCTGCGTCCCGCAGCTCCCTCACGGCGCGCTCGACCGTCGGAATGGAGCACTCCATCTGTTCGGCCAGCGTCCGCTGGCTCGGCCACGCGAGGCTGTGGCGGTCGGTGAAGCGGGTCAGTACGGCGTAGAGCCGTACCCCTCGGTCGGTGACTCTGCGGTCGCCCACCAGGGCCCGTGGGACGGCCGCGTAGGGCACGCCCTTGGCCATCAGTCCTCCCAGTACAGGTATTCGGTTCCGGCGAGCTCCTGGAGCCAGATCTCGACCGCTCCCGGGTGGTCGCCGGTCATCTCCACGACCTCTTGGACAGTCGGCGTGCGCCCGAGCCCTGCGGCGATGACGGCGAGCCCTCGGGCGCCGCAGGAGATGCCGTGGCCGTCGGCAATGATCGCCTCGGTATCGGCGATGAGCATGTGGCCCCAGGCGGCCACGACCCTGATCGGCTCGTCGGCCGGGTCCGGCGCCTGCTGCGCGGGCGTCATGCGGCGACCTCGCGCGTCTCGACGTCCCGGCGCGGGCGACCGCGGCCCATCGGCTTCCACTCGCCGGTGGCCGGGTCCTTCCACTCCCGCTTGGTCTTGGTGGGCTTGACGACCTCGATGCCCTGGTCGCCGACCTTGGCCGGGACCGGCGCGGCCTTCACCTCGCCGCCGTCGGCGTGGGCCGGGGCGGGCTCGCGGTCCGCCAGCTCCTGCTCGAACTCGTCCTCGTAGATGTCGACCAGATCGCGCATCGCGCGGATCTTGCCGATGACGGACTGCTCCAGGTCGTCGAGGTCGTCGCGCATGGCGGCGAACATCGACCGCTCCTGGTCGGCCACCTTGTCAAGGGCCTGGTTGCCCGGTGCCGGCGGTTCCTCGGCTGAGGGTTCGTGCTGGTCAGCGGGCTGATCGTCCTCCGGGACGAGGAACGGGTTCACGTCGACCGGCAGCAGAGCGTCGCCGAGGTTGTAGACCAGGACGGTTCCGTCGGTCAGCCGGATGAGGTCGGTGACGGACTGGTCGAACTCCTCCATGTCGGACAGCAGCACGAGAGCCGCGTCCTCGCCGTCTTCCTCGTCCTCGCGCAGCAGCTCGGCCAGGCGCGTGACCGCGTCGCCCACGCGCTCGACGGTGTCGGTGTCGCCCTCCAAGTCGGGCGCGGCGAGCCCGTCGCGCAGGATGACGCTGTAGCCGAGGTCGGCGCGGGCCGACCACTCCAGGATCGGCGCCAGGGCCTCGACGCCCTCGGCGGTGTCGGCCGCGAAGACGAGGTCCGGCACGATCGTGTCGGGTTTGGTCAGGAAGTAGCCGTCGGACTGGAGCGGGCCGTAGCGCAGGTGGTCGCCGAGCGCGTCGTTGACGAGGTTCGGATTCAGCTTCTTCTCGCCGTAGAAGGCAAGCGTCGGTCGCATTTCTCTCCCTAGGAGAATGATTTGACGGTGCTCGCAAAGCTAGCGAACACCGTCAATCAATGAAATGCCTTAATTAGCTGCTAATGGCAGACGACGCAGGTCTCAGGTGTTCCCGAGACGCAAATCGAATATGCCTTAACAGGTAATCTCAGCCCTGGCTGGGCGGCGTTGCCGACGCGGCGTCGGAACCACGCGGGATCGGCGCGCTGGCCAGGGCACTGATGGTCGCCGAGCTCGGGGCCGAGGACGAGGAGGAGCCGGACAACTCGGAAGCGATCTTGGTGACGGTACCGGCGAACGCGGGGGTGTCGCGGATGAACACGGCCTCCAGCTTGCCGAGCACGCCGGTGGGCTTCCAGGTGGCGGCGAGCACGGCCGCGGCGGTGGCGAACGTCGTCAGGGCGTTGGCGACGATCACGGCGACGGCCGGGCCGCCGGAGTGCTCCAGGTCCACACCGACACCGGTCAGGGCCGAGAGGGCGGCGGTCAGCAGCTGCTTGACCCAGATCGGCCAGCTGGACTTGGTGGCGGTGGCGGTCAGCAGCGGCAGCACCGAGCCGACCACGAGCGAGATGATGGAGACGCGGTCCATGACAATCCTTCGGATTCGCTGCTCCGGATGAATGCTACGAGTCGGGCTGTGCGAACAAGAGCTGGTACGCCACCCCCACCGGGAGCGCGTCCTCAAGCAGTTCACTCAAACGGTATTGGAGGAACCGGAAGTTCTGGTAGTAGTGGCTGCGCGACCGGAACGGCGTTCCCTCCCACACGTAGTCGGGGCTCGGCAGCGTCGCATCGAAGTACGTCCCGAGCAGCGGAGATGCCTCCACCAGGACGTCGTCGATCCACCACCCGATGGTGGTGGCGTAGCTCGCCCAGTCGGACTGCGAGATGTTGAACAGCAGCGAGAGCGAGCCCGCGACCGACTGCGGGACGGTGACCGTGACCGACAGCCGGTACCAGCCCTGCGCGTCCGGCTCGACCTGGGCGGTGGTGGTTCCGGCGACGTAGATCCCGCCGAGGCCGCCGCCGAGCACGCAGTACATGCGGATGGTCGGCATGTCCGGCAGCGGCATGACGTAGGCCGACAGGGTGTAGGTCATCCCGGTCAGGCCCTGGGCGATCCCGGGCGCCAGGCCGCCGCCTCCGGGACCCTGGCTGAAGGTGCCGCACTGCGGATAGTTGGTGTTTCCCGCGACGTAGGGCACTGACATCTTCAGCGCGCCCGGCGCGGAGCGTCCCACGGTGCCGTCCCAGGTGGCCGGAGTGCCGGTGGTGCCACCTTGCCCCCACCAGCCGCCGATGTCCTGGGTGAACGACGGGTTGGTGGCGTAGTTGACCCGGTTGGCCTTCACCGAGATGTTCTGCTGGCGGGCGTACTGGAACGACGCTGGCGCTGAGGTCGCCGACGGCTGCAGGGACCACAGCCGGTGGCAGTCGACGTAGCACACCTCGCCGTCGCCCGCCGCCAGCGGTGTGACGGCCGGGACGATCGCCGCCCACACGGCCCCGCTCGGAGCTTGCCCGCGCACCCGGATCTGCTGGTAGACCCCGCCGCCGGGATGGACCTGCGAGGCGCTGAGCGACGGGGTCAGGACGTTGAAGTTGGCGTCGAACCAGATGATCTTCCCGTACCAGACGGTGTTGGCTCGCTGGATCTTGATGCTGACGCTGCCGATGTACTCGTCGCCAGCGATCACTGCCGTGCACGCTTGCGGCAGCGCACCCATCGAATACGGGCTGATGGTACCGATGTTCGCCAGCTGCGCGCACCACTGGCCCGACAGTGCCTGCCCTTGGACACGGGTGGGCAGCGCGTCCCACGTGGTGACACCGCCGCTGGTGGTCGAGGCCTGGGCGTAGACCATGTGGTCGCGGTAGTCGGCGGCGTCGACCGGCAAGAGGTTGGTGTCGGGGCCCGGCTCGATCTGCACGTTGGTGATCGCCGGGGTGTTGCCTGCGACGTGCTGGAAGGTGCCGGTGACCGCGGCCGAGGCGGCGGCGTTCCACAGTTGGCCAACCGCCGTCGTGTACGCGGTGGGGATGGTCGCCGACAGGTAGGTCCGGCCCGTGGAATCCGGTGCGGAGACCGCCTCGACGCAGGACATGGCGGGGTCCGGCAGAGCAGCTGGCCAAACGCCGAAGTCGGTCAGCGATCCGGTCGGCAGTTGGGTTGCGATCGTGGCCGAGCCGCTGGAGGTGGATGCTCCTGTCGATGTCAGCGCCGCCGGGATGATCTCGGCGACGGCGCCCGTGCCGGTGGAGGTGCTGGAGCCTGAAGCGGTCAGGTTCATCTCAGAACGTCCAATCGATCAGGCCGTGGATGGTCGCCGTCTGGTTGAACGTGCTGGTGATCGTCGTGACCAGGGTGGGCGCGGCCGAGTTGCCCGGGTAGCAGTAGACGCTGATCGTCGATCCGAGCAGGTCGACGAACCAGCGCGTGCCGACCGGCAGGCGCGTGTAGGACGCCAGCTGCGTCTTGGTGCCGCCGTTGTACTCGACGATCTGGTCGCGGAACGCCACCAGGAAGTGGGTGGAATCGACCATCCGGAACAGGATCCCGACGTCGCGCACCGACGGGGTGACGACACCGACGACGGCGGTGACCCCGACCCGGGCATCGGACATTCCGGTGTTGGTGTAAGCCAGCTTGATGTTCTGCGAGCCGGTGTAGGTCGGCGATCCCGCGCAGACCCCGGAGGAGATCTGCCAGTACCCGGTGGGGCTTACCGTCCAGGACGCAAGTCCCGTATCCAGCAGCCGCGAGTCGAGGTCGGCGACCGGTTCGATCAGCCGCGCGTAGATCGGCAGCGCAGAGGCCACGGTGCCGGACTGGTTCATCATCGACGGGTTGACGATCGGCTGCCCGTTGGTGTCGAAGAACTCGATCCCGGGATAGACCGAGTCGTATCCCGTCTGCGGGTGCGGGATGTAGAAGGACGCTGTCAGCGCCTTGGCCGCGGCCGGTCCCCAGTACTCCCACCCGGTGTTGTTCCCGGGGCTGGCGGGCGGAGTGACGCCGGTGGCGCCGTTGGGGGTGACGTACAGGGCGCCGTTGTACTGGACCATCTCGCCTTCGGCGTAGGTCGCCTGCGGGTCGTAGACCGGCGCCGGGTGGATCGGGGTGGTCGACTGCGCGATCAGTTCCCTGTCATAGGGGCTCTGGTAGCCGGTGCGCTTCCAGATCGCGGGGTTCGGCGGCGGGTTGCCGACGGTGCGCACCAGCGCCGTGTACTGCAGGCCGTCCGGACCGGTGACGATGTTCCCGGCGTTGAACCCGCTCCCGTTGTTGTAGGTCTGGATCTGCGGCGTCTCGGCGCTGGACATCGTGTAGACGTTCCCGGGAATCGAGGATGCCGCGGTCATCCACGTGGTATCGAGCGTCAAGCCCGCCGCGCCGAAATATTGGGCTACCGTCCACAAGGGGCTCGTGACCGACCAGGTCGAGGCGCTGCCGCTGGCCGGGTTGTCGTACTGGTGCATGGCGAACGAGTTCGGCGAGTTCCACTGTGCGCCGGTGTTCGCGCTCGATACGGCGGGCGGGGTGGCAGACGGCGGGTACTGGGTCCACGCCGCCTGGATCAGGTAGCTGGTCAGCTGGACGTCGTATCCGGTCGAGGAGGAGTTCTTGGATGTCGAGAGCACCTGGACGGTGTGGCTGCCCGCGGTCAGGTACAGCGGGATGCTGATGGTGTTCCCGACGCCCTCGGTCGACTGGTAGGTGTCCACGGTGGTGGTCGACGGCAAGCCGATGGCGTTCCACCCGGCCGGGGTGACCGTCAGAGAGCTGCCCTGCGGCATGGCGGCGGGCAGGTTGTAGACCTGCTGGGTCACTCCGTCGACCAGGACGCTGACGATGCCGTTGGCCGGGCCCACCATCGGCACCAGGATGATCTGGTAGGTGCCGGAGATCGGGACGGTGAAGCTCGCGGTCATCGACGCTGGCTGCGTGGCCGAGTTCTCCGCGATGTACGCCTGCGGACTGGAGCCGTTGGTGATCGTGTTCGGCGAGCCGGTGAAGCTCAGGGCCAGCGACCAGGTGATGGCGATGTACCGCCTGCCCTGGTAGGTGACCTGGTCGCCCACGGAGTATGACTCGTTGGTCTGCCAGGCGGCCCACAAGGGGTAGGGGTAGTCGGACTGGTCGCGGCTGAGCATCCGGTTGGGCCCGGTGGTCACCGTGCATTCCAGGCCGGTGGCGGCCTCGATCAGATCGGCCAGGCCCTGCTGGGTTCCCTTGGCGCGCGCCAGCTGCGCGGCCTCGGCGGTGCGCAGCCGCTGATAGCGGGGGGAGGACGCGGACTCGACGGACACCCCGACCATCTGTGAGATCAGCTGGAGCCGGTCGTAGCGGGTGGTTGCGGTGTTGTACAGGTGGTAGAGGTCGTCGAGCTCGGTGGCGACCAGCTCGAACCCGTAGGCCAGAACCTTGATGAAGTCGGTCAGGTCGTCGTTGACCACCTGGTCGTCGGTCGAGAGCACCGGGGAGCTCTTGTAGGAGGCGGGGATGTACCCGTTCATCGTGGCGGCGTAGCCGTGGTCGGCCACTGCCATTGTCGCGACCGATCCCGCGGGCTGCCAGATGGCGGTCTCGTCGGAGACCTGCCAGTAGGAGCCGGTGCCGGGGGTGATCCCGGGCGGTGAGATCTGCAGGGCGATCCAGTTCTGGGAGCTGTAGGAGACCCGGTCGCCGACCTGGTAGGTCAGAGCGGCCGACCAGGCGGCCATCGGCACCGCGGCGAACAGCGCGTAGTACCAGTACCCGGGGGTCAGCCCGATGTCGTCGTAGGAGGTCGCAGCCTGCGTCGAGCTGAAGGTGGCCAGCAGCTGGCCG